CCAGCGTTGATTGTAATTGGCCCAGTCGACATAGCGTTTTTGTCCGCTGGAATTGTGTAGTTGGTCGTGACAACCTGACCATTCTGAACAAAAATCTCATCTGCACCGCCGCCGGTAGCACCGCCGCCGACAGAACCCCACGCCGATCCATTGTAGCCCTCGAACTTGGTGACATCGCTGTTAAAGCGGAAGAAGCCCGCAGACGGGCTGCCATCGCGCTGAGCCTGCGTGCCAGTAGGAATGACGGCAGATCCAGTGTTAGAAGTTTTTGCAACCCGGTTTTCAGCAGATGCAGCCGATGCAGCCGCAGCCGTGGCAGAGTTGGCCGCGTTGGTTGCCGACGTAGCCGCCGCCGATGCAGACGATGAGGCATTGCTGGCTTGGGTCGTAGCGGTCGAGGCCGAAGAGGAAGCCGAGCTGGCAGACCCCGCCGCAGCCGTGGCAGAGTTAGAAGCATTTGTGGCCGAGGTTGCCGCAGCAGACGCAGATGATGCAGCATTAGATGCTGACGTGGCCGCCGCAGCCGCGTCAACAATCAACGCCCATTTGGCCACATCAGCGTTGCTGCTGATCGGCTGAGATCCAGTGGAGGTGTGAGCCGTCACGCAGATGTAGATGTTGTTGTTTGACGTGTCCTTTACAATGTCGCGCTCAGCAAAGGCCGTGCTGGTTGCCCAGTTGTTGCGATAGGTGCCAAGCTCTTGGGCAATTGACAACTCGCCGGCGCTGTTGAAGGCGAATATTTTGTTAGCGCGGTCAGCCGCCAACACAGTAAATTCGGTCGAGCTGATTGTGTTTGTGCGCGAGGCCTTGATTGATCGGCCCAGCTCTTCGTCATGCTGCTGGACAATGAACGTCAGCTTGTCCAGGGCGTCTTCCAACGACTGAGCCGGAAACGGATCGTTCTCAACCAGATCCAGCTCCTGCACCAGATCCTGCTCACGCAGAATGGTCAGCGTCTCACCAGATGCCGGCGCCGTCAGCATGGTGACGTTGCCGCCGCCTGCGTTGCCGACACCACTCACAGTGTAGTGGGTGGTGATCGTCTTGACTGTCTCAATGCCAGTGGCCGAGCGCAAGATGACGGTCAGGTCATCTTGGTCAAAAATTTTGAAAGAGTAAGCAAAGACAGTGGTTGATCCATTGCCGTTAAACTGTACTCTGCTGGTGCTGCTACTAACGGTCATCGCACACTCCTATTTGGCGGCATATTAGCATGGTTTATTAGGCTAGTCATCCACCTGGTAAGGCGGAGCTGATATTTGGAGCGCGAGACGGCGTTGATTTTCCTGGCGCCCACCAATAATCCTGATCATATTCTCTCTTGTATTTGTTCTGCACCGACCGGAACTTTTGCGAAGCTTTCGGATCTGCATACAGCTGAAGCCGATCGAACAGCATACGCTCAAGTCCAAGACGCATGTACCACAGAGATGCGCCAGGAGTGTAGCGCTGGACGAACTTTACCATCTCAGATGCTGCGTTAGTGTCCTTGCCAGATGCAACCTCCATCAAGTTGCCTAGGGTCAAATTGCGCACGTCGTTTGCAAACCCGACGACCGGGCCAGCGATCGTTTGAGCCAGACCGCCGCCAAATCTGTTTACGTCCGAGAACAAAAAATCGCCGTAGATCCCTAGGCCACCACCCTGCAAGAATGCAGCGCCCCAAAACTCAGGTGAATCCATAGGCCGGGGGTCACGCCCCTTTGACATCTCTTTCAGCTGCATTGCTAGGGCGCCCATGATCGTAGCAGAGATCAACAGATCCGCGAAGTACACGCCCTTCCCCTTAACGCCGGCTTGGTTCATCCCGCGCATCAGGTGCGTGTTCAGCAGGGTAATCCCGAATCCTTTGTACATTGCAAAAGATCTTGTCAGCTCGCCGGCAATCGTGCCTGGCCTGGTGTCGCCAGTCAAAGCAACCCGGCCACGAACAGACGTAGACGGAACAGCAAAGTTGGTTTCTGTGTTGATCATCTCCATCAGACGAATGCCGAGCTGGTTGGCCATCTGTGGCGTTAGATCTGTGCGAGCTTTCACATCAAGCGGGCGCAGGAACTTGGCGCCTTGCTCGTCGTAAAGATCAGTTGCGCGGATCATGTCCCACCGATCAGATCCGATGTCATAACGCTCCAATGTCTTTTTGAGCATTGGCGGAAGATCATCAAACTTTTTGCCCACGCTGTCGGCAAGCGTTCCCATAAACTCCATGCCGAAAGACCAGCGCCCTGCTTGCGTCATTGGCGAAAGCAAAGACGCACGCATCACGAAGTCGGCCACCCGGCGCGTCACCTCGGGGCCGGAGATGTCGCCAACATAGCGCATCTGCGCAGATGCAATGCTGGTCCAACCTTCAGCGATCAGGCCGAGGCGGATTGCCAACTCACCTTTCTCTTTCGCATCCAGCGGGTTCAGGAATTTGAGGTACTGCCCGAGCATCCTGGTTTGCGGCAGGCCGGCAAAGTTCCGCGCCATGCGTTGAAAGTTGATGTCGGTGATTGCAGAGATCGCCGCAGATCCAAGCTGCGCAGACTGCAAAACTTGGCGGGTTCCTGCGAACGTGGCCGCAAAGAACGAGTTGATCGGTGCGTTCACGTTGCCGGTGATTGCCATGTACAGCTCATCAATCGTCTTCGATGTGCCGCGCGCACGATTGGCCATTGCCGGATCACCGCCGGCTTTCTTGGCCAGCGTCTGCTTAATGAATGTCGCAGTTGCTTTAGGGTTGGGCCCCATGATTTCCATCATGCCGATGTCGCGCGCCATCATGTCGATGTGAGCAATCATCGTGTCAAAGACATTGGAGTTGCCAAATTTATCTTGGTATTGCAGCCAAGTGTTTGCGTCCTTGAATACCAAGAAGCGATGATCCTGGCGACGGTTGGCGATTGATTTTCCAGACGACTGGCCGCCAGGCTTCAGTTTGTTCATGCCATCCGTGCTTATGCTTTCATACACATCACGAAGGGCAAGTTCTAGCTTTTGCGGTGAGAACGGAAGCCCAGTGGTTTCGTCAACCATCTTGTTGGCGTTTAGCCTAGGAGCGATGTAATCGCGCCATTGCGTGTAGCCTGCCTTCATCACTGCAAGCTGATCGTGGACCTGCGGCAAGCCCCAGTCGCTGCGCTTGGGAATGGCGCCGCCGGCCATGTTGAAGCGCTTCCTCATTATTTCTGCCGTTTTGTTCCAAGCCTGGGCAAGCTCACTTGCAGAAGCATCGCCTGTCGATTCGCCAAAGATCTCACGCGCAACATTCTTGAGTTTTGCCTTCTGGCGCACCTCACCGATTAGGTTGCGGCGGAATTCTGCCAAGAACGACGACATGCCTGAGAAAGCCTCGCTCTTAACTTCCTCAATGCGCTGAGTAACGCTTGAGAATGTGGACAAGGTGTCTTGCTCAAAGATTGCAAGAGCGCCACTGAATGGATCTTTACGGCCAAACCGATCGGTATAGCCGTCCATGTTTTTGGTGATTTGTTGCCAGGAGCGCAATTGCGCAACCTTATTGCGCTTGCGGCGGATAGCCTGTCTGCGCAGAGTGTCAAACGTATCCTGACCAGCTTTGGCTTGCGCCGAAGCTTTGTTCATCTTGCCCTGGTATTCGGCGTCCAGCTCGTCAAAAAGATCTCGCGCCGTTGTTGCTTGCTCTGGCGTAATCTCGCCAGAAAGCTCGGCATCGTCTATGCAGTTTCTAAAGCTCATATTGGACACCTACTCAATCTATCGATCATCATATTGTCAGCGTTCAGCTCATCTAGCAACATGCGCGGAGTGATCGTTTCACTGACAATCTCGCCGGTGTCTGGATCGATCCTCTCAGCAGTAGGAAACTCCATGTCCAGCAAAGACTCACCAACTGTCGGGATGTCAATATCTTCTTCCGCAACTGATGACTTGACGCCGACCGTCTCTCTGCCTATATCTTGGTTGGAGGTATTCCCCATGCGACTATTTAGGTTTGACGGTTCCGAGATCGGAGCCGTCTCAGATAATGGCCTTGCCAAGTTGCTCGTTGGGTCAGATTGGCGGCCGAGCGACCCTTCCAGAGCAATGGCCCTTGAGATATTGGCTGACGAAAGAGCTGTAGAGCTTTCAGCCACAGAGGCTGCAGATGCTTTAGCATCACGCGGCGCACCGACCCCAATCTTCTGAGCAAACGACGGATCAAGCGTAGCTTGCACGTTGCCATACAGCTCAATCATCTTGGCTTCAGCGGCCAGGCGATCTTCGATTGACTGCAGCGGATCGCGCGAAATTTCGTACAACTTGTGACCGCCCTTGTTTTCTTTGGCATCCAACATGCCAGGCGGCCATATCTGGATTTCGCCAAGCTGCCCGTCATCAAATCGCACCATGAGCTTGCGATCAAAGTATCCAACAGGCGTGACCGACCATCCCTCATCAACTAGGTGAAACTTGGCCGCTAGAGCTGCAACAAAGTTTTCAGCTTCATCAAACGTGCGGGCTGTGATGCCGGTACGGGCGACATCGGTAATCTTTCGGTAGTCGCCGTCGTACTTGTCTTGCACCTTTTCCAGTGCGCGATCCGCCGTTTTGATTGGCGCAGGCTCGAACTCAAGATCAAGCAAACGTGCGGCAGCTTGGGCCGCATCATTCAATTCGGCATGATTGCGTTCAGCCGCAGACATAACGGCGTCGAGATTGTCGTATGGCTGTGTGGCCTTCAGATTAGATCTCAGCTCATCAAATTGGATTTTGCTGAGAGACGGGACGCTGATGAAGACACGATCGACCCCAGCCACCATAGAGCTGATAGTGGCAGCAACATCGAACTGAGGCGGCAAGAGCGCTTGCATCTCTTGGAAGAAATCCTGCTCGAAGATACGCGCCTGGTCTTCAGCACCAGATCCACCTGGATCGTCAAAAGAGTCTAGCTGTTCTTGCTCAATGCTATTTCGTACTGAGCGTTCCGGCGCTGCAGCATTGATATTGCTTCCTGCATCGCTAATCGCTGCGCTATCATAGTCGCCCGAGTCAATTGCTCGTCTGACAGATTCGACGAAATTTCGAGTAGCCGAGGCAATATTCCCAGTGGATTTTGCGCTTCGAGCGGCGGCGTTGAGCGCATCTGCGATTGCACCTTTTCGGTTGGCTTGACTTTGGAGGAAGGCAATTGCGGTGCCATCTTCATTAATCCTTTTCTGGTTTGACTCGGTGGCAAGCTGGTTGCCCTCGCCTTCGATCCGAGACTGGTTCTCTACTAGGTTTTTGAACGTAGAAAGATCTTTGCGGAGCTGCTTCTGTGCGCGATCTAGGATCTTAGCCCGTTCTGCAAATAGGCTTTCAACCACCATCTCTTCGCCAAACAAGTTTTCCTGCATCTCACGAGAGATCGGTGTCGCCATGACCTGGCGCACGATCGCCTCGGCCTGAAACTCATTGGCAGGATCTGCCTTCGCCAGAACACCCATCGCTGCTGTCTGCATGTCAGGGTCGCTTGATGCCAGCCTTCCAACAATGGCGGCATAGTTCGACGGGACGACCTCATTGCGCACCATGCCCCAAGCCTCATCGCTTAGGTTGGTCAGCTCACGGGCCTGCCGTACAAACGGCGAGCGCGGCGGCAGCTCGGTGACGCGACCAGGCGCCGTGCGCAAGACCTTGGCAGCATCGATTGCCGTTCCGGTTCCTTCAGAGATGTTCTTAAGTGCGGCAATCACCATTGCCTCTTGAGGGCTGACGCCATCAACCTCTCTCAGTTTCATGCCGTACATTACGACATTTTGACTTGGGTCAGAAGCCTTGATACGCTTTGCCAGACCGACGCGCTGGTGGCCGTCTGCGATAAACTTACTACCATCAGCGTATTCGTAGATGGTGACGTTTCCAGCTTTGATTGGATCCCAGGTGGTGACGCCCTGCAGACGTTCGGTCACGCCGAAAGCATCGCCGCCAGCCTTAAACTGAAACGTCTCAGCATCGACTTCGATCTCGTCTGGGTCAAACTTGAAGATGACGCCATCAAGGTTGTCGTATGCGTCAATCGATTTGGCTGGTGCTGGTGGCGTCTGAGGCTGGTTCGAGATCGCTGGCGGCTGATTGGCCTCGACAGCGGCAATTGCATCAGACACGCGTGCCTTATGCTCGGCTTGACCTTTTGCCGAAGGGGTCAGCGGATTTGCTTCTGCAAGATCTTCCGCGTTTTGCGCTTTGAGCAATAGCGTCTCAGCTTCCGGCGACAGCTTGACACCAGACTTGAGCAAGGCTGCAATGCCAGATTTTGCCTGGTTAATCGTGAAGGATACCCCACGATTAGCGCCGGCGATAGCAACCGGGATTGCCGCGCCGCCAACCGCTGCAAGGCCAACATTGGTGAAAAAGTCTTCAGACGTGTATTCAAGGCCCAGAGTTGCGTACCATTCAGCAATCTCAGGCTGCTGGATGCTTTCGATGGCTGCCCCGATCAAAGCCTCTTGCATCGCAAGACTCCACAGGTTTTTGGCAGCGCCGCTAAGGAGCATAAGTTCGAGATTGACGGGATCTACAATCGCAGCCCCAGCTCCACCGACAAACTGCGCCATGTAGTTGCCGGCTCCAGGGGACCGACCGAAAAGCTCATCGGCCTCCCCCATCGTGCTTATCGCGTCTTTAATGACATCTTTCCGCAAATTAAAGTCAAAATTCGGATCGGTGATGCGCGTCACAAAATCTGCATCAAACTTGTCCTTATTATCAGAAACGTATTTCTGAATTTTTCTAAGCTCAAATTTATATCTATCTTCTCGCGTATCGGAGCTATGAGGCGCAGATAATACGCCGGTGTCCATATAGATCGCAGGGTTGTAGAAGTCTTCACCCGTTGCCGATCGGATTTGCTCAACCACTGGATCTAATGAGCTGCGAAGGCCCGAGATCAAGCCCTGGCGCCCAGTTGCAACACCAGACTTGAAAGCCATAGACAGATTTTCAGACAGCTCACCGATCGGCTTGCCCCTGGTTGGGAACGAACCAATTGCTAGTGGATCTGGCTGGGACGGAATGATCCCCATTATTCAAGCTCCATCAGATCTTCGAAGGTGAACGTGATCGTATCGCCTCTTCCGTCAATCATAACAGCAAACGAATTATCGCCATACTGGCCGTAGGTAAGAGCGTAAACCTGACGCCCTTGCTCGTCTCTGCCAAAGACCATTGCCTTGTATTCATCATCATCAGATGCCTCTGCAAGCATTTCAGATGTATCTGTGTCGATGAGCAAGTCTTTGTTCCAAGGGACAGTAAGCAAGGCTCCTTTGGGGTCAAGCCTAGGCAGTAGGTTTTCTGCGTCATCTGCAGTCATCGTCGGCGGCAACATGGTTTGAATGCCACGAACCTCTTGAATGCCACCGCGTCCAGTTGCGTTGTCGTAGCCCGTCACAGCCAGGACCGATTCCTGCCAGAGGCTAGGATCAAAATCGACTACACCGCGCCGGCTGGCTTCTCCTGTGTAGTACGCCATAGCCGATTCATTCAATGCGTTGGTGAGCTGCGCGTTTACACTTGCAGGCAAAAACGACAGAGACGACGAAACGATTTCGCGCACAAAAGGCTCAGTCATCTGCGGAGTTGCGCCATCTGGCTTGTTGCCAGCCGCAATCAACGTAAGGCCTGTGACAACCCTCTCAGCCGTAGCCCCCTGGCCGTCGCTCAAAAGACCGGCAACATGCCCCATCGCCGGAACCTTTGGCGCTATCTCAGCAATGACAGAAGGAGCATATCCACCAAAGCTTTGATTGATGTTTGAGATCATCTGAAGCTTTTGCAGCGGGGGGGCTGCATCAAAGTTTGCTGCGATCTGATCACGCTCAGCCTGCAGCAAGAAAACAGGTGTTGCAGATGGGGTTCCGATCGGCGTTGGGCGGTATAGATCGCGAACCTTTATTGCATCATCAATCCGTGCCTGGGCCAACTTTGGCATAGGCTGAGAAAACGAGGTGTCAATCGGCTGCAATCTGACCTGACCATTTTGGTTGCCCCATGACAAGCCTCCATCCTGAGTGATGGCCTTTTGCATATTGTCCTTGAAGGATCTCAAGAAATCAATTGCGATTTGCTCGCGGTTTGTATCAAGACCTGCCGCGCCAAATGTCGTGCCGCTTTCCAGATCGGTCAGGATATTCTGTACCTGAAGCGGCGTAGCAATTTTCACTTCGTTGGACAGGTCGCGAAGGAACGAGGCGTCCTGGTACTGCGTTTCGACTGCAGCCACCAAGCCAGGATCTATTCCCGCATCCCTAGCGGAACTGATGACAGAGCCGACTTGCGCCCATTCAGCATCTGGAATAGTCCCACCACTTTTAAGGGTAGAGACAGCCGAGGAGATTGATTGTTTGGTTTCTTTGAACGCACCCTGTGTACGAAGCTGAAACTGCTCTTGTTCTAGGGTCGGGCCGTTCACATATTCCGAAAGGCCGTTGACAGTCTTCAGAATAGACACCCGATCAACCGGGTCTAGTTTCTGCATCAGGCTGTAAACATAGAGGCCACGAGCGTCAGGGATCTTTGACGGGTCGTCTGTCTTCAAAGCCTCGTGAAGCCGGCTCGCTGCAGCGATCGACAGATCCTGCCCTTCAAGATATTTGATCGCGGCGCGACTCGTGCCGTCTTTAAGGAGGCTATACTCTTGAGCCTTGAGGGCTTCTGGATTGCCAAGGCCGAATTGCTCAAGCCGATTTGTGTCAACTCCTACGCCGGTCAACACCATGTTCAACATGCCAATGTCTGTTCCATTGGCAATGCTGTCTTCAGCGCTCTTTATTCTTTGCGCACGAGCCTCGGCAATTTGGCGCTCCATCCGCGCCTGAATTGAGTCGCGCAGTTGGAAACGCAGCGTCAATTCTTGCTGACTAAATCGTGAGTTAAATGAATCTGTCATCGATCGGCTGGACAGATTGTCAGCCAGGCGATCGCGGATGTCTTTGGTTCTGGTGCGCCATGCACCATTTTCATTAATGACATCTTCAAGCCGACCGGTCTTGCTGAAGTCTTCCGCAAGAACGCGCATCTCTTCGTCGGCTGCAAGCATAGCCTCGCTGTACTGGACTTCAGCATCAGCCTTGGCACGCATCAGTGCATACTCACCAACCTGATCAGCGGCCTCAGTTAAAACAGCGCCCTTGCTCAAAGCAGCCTGGATAAAAGGCGCTGCGTTCATTCGCGCCGTAATGCGTGACCCTGGCGCCTCGCTAGTAGCTTGAGCCTCAGAACGGAAGACTGGAATGCGCATGGATTAGCCCCCAAAAAACTTGTATTCATAGCCAATCTGGGCGGCCTGACCAATGGAACTGATCAAGCTGGCAGTCCCCTGTGCGCGCAGGGCTGCAGCCTGCGCACCGCCTTCCATGCGAGACATCTTCGCATTAAGCCGCGCATTTTCCTGCTGATCGGTAATCTGCATATTAACGATCTTGCTATTGAACTCGGCCACATCCTGTTCATACTGGAATTCGCGAGCATTCTCACGAAGTATTTGCATCGGAGAGCCCTGCGAGATGTCAATGCCGGCAGAGCCGAAGCCGGCGCGCACGGAGCCCTGCGTATCCCGCTCAAATGCTCTCCTGCTGCGCTCAGTTTGGGTTACGAAGTTTGCATTAAAGATCTGGCGCTGGCGTTCAAGCAAATCGATGTCGCGCTCAATGATTTTAGCGTTGAACTCACCAATTTTTTTCGCTTCAGCGGCGGCACGATCAGAGGCACGTTTCTGCGATGCGCCGCTCAAAAGCGATGCCCCTAGAGAGATTACCCCGAACAAAGACATCACTCACCTCATTTGTCGAAGGTGTTCAGGCGCGGGAATAGCGCAAGAACCGTTAGTGGGAGCGGCTGAGTTTGCCGTGCATAGATGCGATCGTCATCGTCAAAGCCGCCTTCGAACTCAACATCTTTGTCGCCAGTGAACAACGGCACAGCCTGGTCCATTGGCATAGAGCTGTCACGAAAGTAAATTCGATTAAGCTTGTCCAAGCCGCTGCCGATCTCAGCGCCGACCGTCTCATGCAGTCGGACCGTAATGGCGTGGATGCGTTTAGGCTTACCTTGGCTTGTGCCGTCAGAAGATCCGGCCTCTAAGCGCAAGGTCTCCATCACGCTGGTGTAGCCATAGCCAATAGCGGCAACCGTGGTGGAAACATTCATGCTCACAGCGCCATTAGCCACTGTTTTGTCCTGGTGGCTTGCGCCGTTGGCCAGGATTGACACTGTTTCGCCCTGCAGGTGGTGCAGGCCAGACAGGGTGGTCACGGCGCTGCCACTGTAGGCTAAGCCACTGTCCACAAAGAAAGCGCCGGTAGTCACGCCGCCAAAATTGAATGACTTCATCAACTCAATGTAACGTTTGGTCACACCATTGATCGTGCGTTTGACTACCATGTACAGCTCGTCTTCGCCAGAATCGGTCGGCAGCGTGGCCACGCTTTCAACAACCGCTTGGCCACCGCTGAAGGTGCCGCCGATCACATGCTTGTGAAACGCGACCACCTCCTCCTCCCGGCGGTATGTCATACCGACGAGCGTGCCGTCACTCCGCACCATCCAAATGATGCTGTCAGGCTCTTGCTGGTAGGCAAACTGCGTGATGCCAGCCCCAGTGATATGCTCGGCCAAGATTGACATGTCGGGCGCCTGATAGGCATCCGCGTTGACGTCACCGACGTATTTGAATTCTCTGATCTTGCGGCTGCCGCGCTGCAGAAATAACGTCACGTCGGCAACCTGCACAGGTTCGATTGGTGCCGTGCCGTAGTTTGAGTATTTACGAATCAGTGTCGTGGTCGGTGTCACAGGCCCATCACTGGTGGCCGTCACGACATATTCCCCGCCAGAGGTGCCAAGGGTCAAAACCCTGGTGGCCGATAGATAGCGGATCGCGTTTACCTGGTTAGAGGCGATTGTGTAGATCAGCGCGTCATCAGCAGCCGTGCCAACCGTGAAGTTCAGATAGTTGCTATTCTTTGAGAACCACAGCGTCTGCGGGTTGTTGTTGGTGTTTCCGAACACCAAGCGCTGCTCAAAAAATGTCACCACACTAGGGCGATTGTCTGAGCCACTAAGTGCAGGAGTAGGTGAACCAATAATCGTCGCAGTGGATAGCGTCCATGCTGCAGATCCAGTGCGCGACAGTACGCGGATGTCATAGCTAGGATGCACGATGTACATCGTGTCAGCCGATTGCGCATACCGCAGTTCGAAAAGATCGGCCTCAACATACGGGGTCGAAATCTGGTAAATCTTGTCAGCCGTTCCGCCAGAGGTAAACGTGGTGAACGATGTCGTGTTGATCGCTGCGCCGAACAGATCGGTCAGCGTAAAGGTGTTAGTTGTAGCATTGGTTACAATGTAATTGCGGTCATTCAACTGCGTCATGCCACCAACGCCAGTAATGTAGATTTCATCGCCATTGCTAAAGCCGTGCGAGCTGGAAGTAATCACGCCAGGATTGGCCTTCGTTACAGCAGTGATCGTCTTGGCCGAGCCGGTCAGAACCTGCATCCCATTGCGGTAAACCCGCATGGTTTGCGGACCAAACTCCAAGATGTAGGTGTCGCTGGTCTTAAACTGAAACGGGATCAGGCGAGCCTTGGCTGCGCTGTTTTTGACCTCTCCAAGGAACTCAGTGCCTGGCCGGCGGGTCACTCCACCATGCGGCATGACCACCATGTTCGTCAGCTCTGACAAACCCTGGCGGTATTTCTCAAGAGTGATCTGGCCCTCAAGCCGTGGCGAGATCTCGCCCGCAGTGAATGAACTTAGGGCCGGTGCTGAACGAGCCATCAGAACCTCGATTCGATAAAGTCACTTGCCTCAAGCTTTTGCGGCGCACCTTCGGTCGCGTCAACAAAGCGGGCCTCGCGCAACTTCTCATCATAAATCGCGGTCACAAGCTGCACAACCGTGGTAGATCCAGTGACAGCATATGCGATCTCCATAGCCAGACGCGCAGCCAGCGCCTCAACCAAACTGGCATCGTATTCCTGCGGGTCAGTCACCCGCGCAACATATTTAATCCGAGCCGTTCCTTCGTCCGTAAGAAGCTTACGACCCTCAATGACAAACACCGGTCCTCCGCGATTGGAGAACATGTTATCTTGCGGGTAGGACAGAGAGCCATTGCTAAACTCAAGAACCCGCAGACAGTACGGATCGGTTGGCAGCGCGTACTGGTTGGAATATCCAAACGCAGGAGCTTGCGTCTCTTGAGCCAGTTCAGCGCGGCGGATCAGGCAATTCCAAGGATGTGAGCGAAAGACAGCATCGCGGGCAGATTCATAGCGCTGGTTGACCAAGCGCCCTGCCTTGCTGTTTTCATCAAGGCTAGAGATGTTTGAACCACCGATCATGTTGAGCGCGTAGTTCGCAATATCAACTGTGCTTGTCATCGCATCGCCCCTTATGGTGGCTAAGGGGGCAGTTGCCCGCCCCCTTAATTTTTTAGTCGATAGCGTAAAGGAGGGTCAACTCAATGGTGCCAGTGGCGGAAGCGCCGCCAAGCGTCACCGTGATCGGAATGCCGTTCGCGTTGGCATCAACCTCAGTGCCAGAACCCAAAGCCAAGGTTGCAAAGGCCGCAGTCCGTGCAGCCGACGAGGTAGAGGTCGCTGCCAGATAGGCGGCAGCCGACGCAGCCACAACGGTGCCAGCGGAGTTGTTGTAAGCGCCATGACCAACCGACAGGGTAGTCGAAGCGCCGAGAGCGTCATTCGCCAAGAAACCTTGGATGATCCGAGCGTGGTCCGGCAGGACAAACATCTCAATCACATCGCCCGAAGCCAGCGAGGAAGCCTCATAAGTCCCGTGCGCAATGCGAACACGGCCAGCAAGCTCGTTGGCCTTGTTCTTAACGGTCGGGTTTGCACGAGTGTTCGTGCGTTGCGCAGAATAAACAGTAGCCATTGCTTTTCTCCTTATTCAGTGCAAAGGATTTCAACGACCTTTTTCTCTTCCATGCGGGTGGCGCCAAGCGTCATCGCATAGTAGATTTGGGTCGCATACGACTTGTCGGCACGCTCATCAATACGTGCGGTCGGCTCACGGCCAACAGCCAGCTTGATGCCGTCCATCGCAAAAGCGATGACACGGCGAGCAGACGAACCATCAACACCTAGGCGGTTGGTGACGATAAAGTTGAAGCCAACAAAGCTGTTGATTTCGCCCATCGCCAGAGCCTTGACGGTGTTGAAGTCCGACGAGGTAACCGTGGTGGTGTTTAGCAGGTTTGAGATCTGCTTCGGCGCGACCGCGATGTAACGCGGGATCGACGGGTCAACGTCACCAGCGTCAAGGATCTCCTTGGCCTGGATCAGTTTTGCCAGCGTCAAGCCAGTAGCGCCAGCAGCGATCTGGTTGGTTGCAGTGGCAAAGGAGGTTGAGGTGCCGCCGTCTTTGCCGGTCAACGCGGTGCCAAGGGCAGCCGAGATAATCACATCGTCCATCGCACGACCCATAGCTGCAGCAGCAGCACGCGAGTAGGTCGATGTCGGATCGACAAGCAGGCGAACCTTGTCCTGATCATCAATCAGGTCGGCATATTCGAAGTCCGACATGGTGACCATACGACGCGAATGCGGCGTATCAATCAGTGGGGTGTCCGCATGACGCGAGGTGCGCAGGACAGCAGCAGCGCTACCGACCTGATCGAAGAAGGCTTTTTCGCCGTTCACAGTTTCCACGTCTACCGCATTGCGCAGCAGCGAACCCATCTGCTGCGAGAGCATCTGGACGTTCGAGGAAAACTGATTGACGAATGCCGTAGTGATTTGAGTAGACATTTGTCTTCACTCCAACAAAGGTTTCAGGGTGCTACGCTCGATTGTCCCATGCGGGGTCGGGCTTACTGCTTGGGCAGTTAATCCGCCTGTCTCACAAGCTTGGCGCGCGGGTCCGAAGATTGTCCGCTGCATCACATATAACCTCTGAGGCGAAGAGCCTCATCGACATACGCACTATGCTCAGGGTGGAATTTATCCCAATATGGGGTGCCTTGTCTAGTGATCTCAGAGATTTTGCTCTGAGCTTCTGTCGGGGTCATCACAAGCTCACTTGCTTCGCCCAACAATTTGTCCTCGCCGATCTCGCGCGCAAGGCTTGCAAACATCCTCACGATCGCCGGGTGATCGCCCAGAAGCCGGCCATCGGCAAGCTCGACCGTGTCAAGCAGCTCGGTGTTTCCCAAGAATGTCACAGCCGCTTTGTGCGCAAGCTGAACCTGTTGCTCAAACGCCTGGCCCCACTCGCGGCGCAACTCCTGCTCGCCCTCAAGCCGAGATGACTCTAGGCTCTCTTCCATAGATGCACGCGATTGCGTCACAGTGCCTTCCAAGAAATCAGCAATCCGGCTGGCCTGCCTTCCGTTTAGCCCGGCCTCAAAGGCCGCAGCACGAAACGCCTCAAGCTCAGTATCACGCATGACATCAGAGCCGATCTTTAACTCGTAGCCCTTTGGATTGTCCGGAGCGCCCAACCGCTTGTAAACCTGGCGCCACTCATCATCCGTGGCAGACTTGCCGGGCAGCGGGATCTTGTCCGCGCCAATCATCCGCTGCGCATGGACATAGCTCTTGGCCAGCGAAACAGGGTCGGTAAAATTGCGCAGGCTCGGCTCAGCCCGCAAATCATCTGGCAGGCTGTCAAAAAACCCGACAGGTGCAGCCGGAGCTGCGGTCGCGACTTCTTGAGATCCAGCGTCTTGGATTGTCTCTTCGCTCATTTGTTTTCCCTAATCCCACCTTCGGAGAGCATCCTGACGACCAAAAGCACAGCATCACGCTGCCCCTCCTTGAAGGCGGAATAGTGAGGATCGCCAGGAACAAACGTGCTGGCCTCAAACGCAAACCGCAATTTAAGGTCAGCCAATACCTTTTGGCCGTCTTCGGTGTTAAACGTCCGACGATATGCCAGCTTTAAATCTTCAATCTGCTTCATGCCATACCCCCAGGAATACCACCGACAGCCTTAACGAGCGGCGCCACGTTCTTGGCCTGCTCGCTCTCCATCATGTCTTGCTGCATCTGCGCTTGCTGTTGCTGCTCCTGCTGAGCCTGCCGGCGAATACGGGCAACCTCGTCATCCGATCGGATAACCCGCGCAGGGATGCCAGTGACCTCAACCAGATACTGCACCAGCTTGTCGGCGTCCAGGTAATCCATCACAGGCGCAATCTCAGCCACCTGCATCATCACCTCAAACCCGCGCAGCATCGACTGCAGATCCGTCAGTCTCTGAGCCTTCGCCAGTGGCGACACATACTCAATATCAATGTCTTGGCCTTGTAGCTCCTCAGGAGCCGGGGGGAGAAGGCCCGTCCTGAGGAGCAGTGCAAAGGCACGAGAGATCAGCGGCTGCAGCAGCTCCGATTGCAATCGGCCCAAAACCGGGCCAAGCAACCGCATCTTCTCTTCGTTCCGTTGCAACACTTCGGTTGCCGTCATTGCCGAACCTTGCGCCAACAGCAACTGATCCACATAAAACGCCTGGCGAATAGCCATCCGGCGCTGTTCTTCCATGTTCAATCCCAGCGGATTGTTCGCGCCAATCTGCAAAGGCTCAATCCGATCGCGCGTGCCAGCCCGGTAGAAGTTCAAAGACCCAGGCGTCGTGCGGATCGGCAACATGAACCCATCATCCGGCGCCATCAAAGGCGGGTCGACTTGTTTCTGGGCCGCGCGGATCGTGGTCTCTGACATCTTGTTCAGCATTTTCACGTCAGGCAGCGCCGTCATCGCGGGCGATCGGCCATATGTCGAAACACTGTCCTTCACAAACCGGGGCACCATAAACGGGAACTCGTCAAACCCGCTCTCAGATAACAGCGCCTTGGTCGCTTTGTGGTAATAAACCGACGCAATCGGCTTATTCTTGGCAACCCTGCCCCTGCCTTTAACCTCACCACGCGGGTAAACCACATGGACAATATCATGCTCCTTGTACGGCTCGTTCTTAACGTCATTCAGCACGCCAGTGGGCAACTCAGTCCCAAACTGCTGCTCCATAGCCCGAGCCGTCATCTTAAACTTGCGATACACCGTATCAACAAAACCCTTTGAATCCTCAGAAATGCAAATCTCGGCAATGTGCCGAGTGCCAAACCGCAGATTAGTGCCGTCAATGTCCAAGTAAATGGCACCCGTGCCAAACACCACTAAGTCATAATACAGCTCATGCACTTCTTGCTGGAAGTTCGAACGATGAAACGCTTGGTACATCTGGTCAAGACAGGTCTCCAGCCACTCATTTGCAGCGTCATTGCCCTGCAAAGTAGGGTTACGATACCGCAAGGAAAACCACGGCGCACTCGGACTTGTCATCATCCCATGCAACGAAGCCGCCAATAGCTCAACCGCGTGAATGGCCGTGCCGTCAAAAATCAACTCAGTGCGCTTATCACCCTGAGTACGCTTCTTCGTGATGTCAGCCTTGCGCGGCAACATGTAATCCGCCAGCTCTTGCCAGTGCTTCTCCCAGTTAGACCGGGCATTCGACAAGTCTTGATAACGACGATCAAGCTTAGCAACCAGCGGGTCAACCTGCATCACATACTCCTATAGCTAGACATCAAAGATTGACGCGCACGGTCTTCCTTAGTCTTCTTCTTAACCGCACCGCCCTCCGTCCGGCCAGCCATCCGCTGGTTCAAACGCTCTAGCGGATCTACGTCAACAGAAGCCGACATCCCCTTGGCAACCTGGTTCGATTTCTTTCCCATCAAGCCAGCAATCATCTTACCGTCCATCATTGGATCAAACCCCCGCCCATCAATGAACGACGACGACGCAACTGACCCGCAGGCTCTTGCTCAGCCAACAAACCCTGTGGACCCGTCAAAATCGTAGACGCACGGCCACCACGCGTACTCTCAATGGCAGCGGCCTCGACCTCACTGGCCGGCGGAGTAGCCAAATCAACCAACTCTGGCGGTGCCGGTGGCGTTACAGGAGTAGGCACGGGTTTCGTCGGCATCGGGGTTACAGGAACATCCGCTTTAGGCTTATCGGGCTGTTTGTCGCGCTGTTTGCGATTGCGCTCACTGCGTTCACTGCGCTCCAAATCCTCACGTTGCTTTCTCTTTTCCCGCGTCGCTGCAGTGCGATCCTCATAGCCCTTAATCTCAGACTCACTATATCCTGCGCGTGAAAGCCGTGAAGCACGCCTCTCACTTGAGCCAAGCCCCGCAGTAGATCCCATCTTCACACTTCGCACAATGTTGCGCAGAACGTCACCAAAACCTATAGCCATCCCATCACCTCATGTCGCAAACGGATCGTAATCCATCTCCGCCTGCCGTTGTGGGGCCTTCAACATAGGCCCAGCCTCTCTATACCCAACCGCAAAGTACCGAAACGCATCAGACGCATGACTCGTCCAATCATGCACAGGACTCGCCCGAAAACTCCGCGTCCGCTCATTGTAAGCCCGATGATACGACCGCAATGCCTCCAAACCAACATTACACCGATCCCGGTCAAACCACAACCGTGGGATCAACATCTGAGCCGCATGAATGCCATCCTCAATCGGCAACCTCGGAACAACCCGAAAGTTCAGCCCCAAGTCCCAGGCAACCTCACGCCTACTCTTCCCACTCCCCAATTCCCTAACCTCTATATCATGCGGCGCATTATGTGTCCCATACAAATATCCACGCTTGTTCAACACCTCACAATAATGCGGAAGACCCTCATTCCGAGCCTCATAAAAATCAACCACATGCACAGCCCGACCAACCGTCTGCGTAAACCAAATCGCCGTGCTATCCCCAACCCCCAAATCCCACCACGTATCAACCCTGTGCCCAAGGTCATACGGAACCTTGCAAATCCGACCACCAGCCTGCGCAGCCTCCAACTCCTTCCCGTAAATCGAACCAGGAATGTTCGCGTTCCAACTGCACTCAAACTCCTGCTGATACTGGTCATCCGTCATCGTCTGCTGAGCCGCCGACAATTCCTCATCGTCCAAAATGCCCGTCTCGCTCGCCCTGTTTACAACACACAGCCAATCCTCATTGCCACTCGCTTGCTCATACAAATCATAAAAAGCATTGTGACCCTTCGGCGTGCCAACAAACACAGCCCAACCCTTCCGATCAGATAGCGCTGGGCGGATAACCTCAGGGAAAACATTCTCAGGCATCTGCGCAACCTCGTCCATCACGCAGCCATCTAAGTAAATACCACGCAAACTGTCAGGGTTTTCAGCGCCAAGCAAACTAATCCGCCCGCCAGTCGGCAAGTCACACCGCAATTCCGTCTCGTGAAACTTCACACCAGGTATCGCACCAGCAAACTGCTTCAAATAATCCCACGCCACGTTCTTCGCCTGACGATACGTCGGCGCCATATACGCATACCGGGGGTTCGGCTTCTGCGACATGATCGCATCTCGCAGAATGTGATTGATTGCCCAAACCGTTTTGCCAAATCGGCGATGACACACAACCACACCCCACCGCTTGGAATCCATTTGCGCGTGCAACTCACGCTGCAATGGACGAGGAGAATACGGAATTACAATGTTCTGGTTCTTGGAAGACATGGCAACCTCAGTGCGTGGATGTTTCGTAGACCCGTTGTATAGCAGGAGCGGGCGGCGGGCGATCTGGCGGGGGGTGGGGGGTGCCGGCCTTCGAATTTGCGACCATCGCGGCGGCCAAGGCACTGATAATACAAAGCGAATCGGAAGCATGGCGCCAAGCAGCAAGCCACCAAGTAGCCTAGCCATCCAGGCCGCCTTGCCATTGAGCTGGCACGACGGTCACGACGGACGCGAACTGCGCCCAATTGCAAGCCATTGATATTGCACCAAATCATTATCCGATAATCCCCATTATGTAATGTGTAGCGGCACAGCCCCCGCGCGTGGTTCGGCAGACGCTGTGCTTATCGGACCGATCATTCGCCTGCCTTCGCATCAACCGCTTGGTCTCCCTTCGCCCAGCTAATGGTGATTGACTGCTGCGCAGGTGCATCCTCTTTGCGATCTCTGATGCCATGCGGTTGGCTGCGTGCCAGGGTCCAGCGCAGCGTTTCGATCTCCAGCTTGCGGCGTTGGATCTCTGCGCCTAGCCAGCGCCCATCGCATGGCGTTCCGTCTGCGTGTGTCTTTGGCAGCTCGGCCATTGCGAGTTTGTTGATGCGGTCGCTGTGCCACTCGGCCTGCATGATCCTGCCATGGCGGTAGATCTCGAACATGTTTTCGTCGCGTGCGACGGCTGATGTGATGGCGCGATAGGATGGCATGTGCGGATCTTCTACGATCTGCAGGAGGTTTTCGCCCATTGCCATGCGCTCAGCGACTTCGGTCATGATGGCCTTGGTGACTTTGACCTGATGGCCTTTATTGTTTCCGCCCATTTCGTCCTCCTTGGGGTTTGGTCAATGGTACATCATTCTGCCCAACAACCCAAGTGTTTGGTGTAACTTCACCCAATGTCATCATTTGGATGTGTACTTGATGCTCAGGGCTTGGGTTTAGGTATGACTGATGCTCTGGATGGAGGCACCATCTAGTGACCAGGCCCGTGGTTGGATGGCCTAGTTTTTGGGCCATGTCGGCGTATGTGAGGTCTTTGGCTTTTCGCCAGGCTTCAAGCTTGTTCATCTGCCAGCTCCATCATGAGTGCGAGGTACGCGATGGCATCAATGATGCTATCCTCGTGGTGTGAGTTTGCGAGGCGTGCAAGTTTTAGCTCGACCATGATTTGCGCTGCCTGCTGCTTGGTGATTGGAGCTTTGACGATTTGGCTGATGCGCTGTGCGAAGCGATCGAAGTTCATACGCGGCGATCCATAGGCTTCCTGCCTTGGGCCATTGATGAGGGTTGACGCCTGCTCCAGTGCGGCTTGCGCTTTAGAAAGGTACTTCATTTTCCAGCTCCTGATTTCTGATTTCTATGACTTCTGCACCTGGGAATGCAGCTTTGGTTGCATCTATCATTTCTTTGGCGAGGCTGCGTCTGTACATTGTGAGGGCCAGGACCATCTCGCGCTCGGTGATCAGCTCCAATTTCGGATACGCCTCCTGCGCCCTCTGCCAGGCCCTAGGATCGCGCATCAGGCCGAAGCTACACCCATCTGCCTCAACGACCCACACCTGCGCTGTGGGAGGCTCTCCGTGAGTCTGCGAGGCAATCTGATCCATAGCCTGCATCCCTCTAATGCAGACCGATGCTCTGACGCTCACCTCGTCTGGATCTTGTGCGTCGATTGCTGCGTTGAGCTTGGCCATTGCTGACCCGAACTTTGCCGCAACATCTGTTGGCACCAGCTCGACGAGCCGATCGATGCCCCACTTGTGATCCATGTCACGGGCGATCTTGTCAAACGGTGCGAGTGCGTAGTCACATTTGATCTGGGTTGCCGATGCGCCTGGATGAATGATCCTATCCGACTTTCTCTCACGCCTTGGCTTCTGCGGTCTCTTGTATGTCACGATGCCTCTCCTCTGGACTTCCTCACCTCACCACCTCACTTACCTTCCTCACCTCCTCACCTTCCTCACCCCTATATAGGGGGGGTGAGGAGGTAAGGTTCAGGTGGTATTCTTCCTCACCTTTCCTCACCTTTTCCTCACCTAAAAGCAGCAGGTGAGGATGCATATTTGTCACGCTTTTCCGTCTCACAAACCTACCTCATCGCGATTGATCCATGCGCCTACGACCACCACTGAGATCTCCCGTCCTTGTCGTGGGTCTGTTATCTTATCGACCCGCAGCACGTCTGTCTTGATCCATTGTTTGATGATCAGCGCCACGCGGCCCTTGCCTGCCTTCTCTGTCGTGTCGATGCCGAGCATCTCGCCAATCAGATGGCCGACCCACGCCTTGGCTTGACTGCTTTCTCTGAGCGCATCTGTCTCGGCTGCCTTTCCGACGGCGCGCTGCACCCTCATTGCGGCCTCTGCTGTCACGCCTTCGAATGCGTCGGGCAGCGTGACCGGCACAACGACTGCGATATACTCGCCGTTGGCGATCTGCACGCCGATGGTTTGCATGTATGCAGCCTTGTCTGAGGGCGCTGCGAGGTTGGCCTTGGCATCGTCTATGCGGAACAGTCCCTTGGCTGCATCGCCTTCGAGGCCGAGCTTTTCTGCGGCTTCTTCGCTGACTTTGTTCAGCACTCGGGCCGCTCGGGCTGCGCCGATGAGGGCGTTGGCGCCGCGCACGCTGTCCACTGTTGCATCATCTCCGTTACCCTTGCGGATATGGTGGACTGGGTGCACCGATGCGCCTGTCTCTCTGGCCAGCCTGCGCAGCATGGCGACCACCACTTGCACGGCCATGTTGCTATTCTCATTGACCATGTGAGCCGAGATCAGGGGATCTATCAGGATGACCCCTATGCCCAAGGATCTGACTTTGTTGATCATGTAGTTCAGAAGCGCCTCATTCTCTGTCACGCCGTCCCTTGTTTCGGCGGCCAGGGTAATGCGGATGTCATCCTCCCCATCAAGGAAGAGCCAGCCTGCCAGATCCTGGTGCCCGATGTTGTAATGCTGCATGACAGCTGCCAGGCGCAGGAGGCTCTCGCTGCGCGGGTCTTCGAGGTTGACCATCCAAACCCTTGTGCGCTCGTGAACGTCTTGATTCAGCAGCTTGCGGCCTGTTGCTATGGCGACGGCCTCAACCATAGTCAGGCTGGTTTTTCCGATGCCTCCAGCTGATGCTGTCAGGCTGACGTATCCTCTGATATATGTTCGACCATAGATCCACTGTCTGCGCGGCAGGGTGAGCGGGTTAAACTCTTCGATCGGTGTTGGCCATGTTGCATGGTCGGCCTGTGTCGCTGGTGCGGGCGTGTCGAAGCTTTTTGCTGGCACTTGCTCAGCCATCTTTTGCTGCAACTGGTCTGGCTGCGGTGTCCAGCCCTTGGCCCTGGCGCCGTCGATCGCCTGTTGGACTTCTCTGCGAGTGTCTTCAGTCGTGTAGCCTGCGAGTGTTAGGCGATCGGTGAGGGCGTGGATCTCGCTGTCGGCCAGACCGCGTGAGACGTATGAGGCAACCAGCCTGATGATGTTGGCGTGCCAGTTGTTGCCTTGCAGAATGTTGGCCTCTGCTAGGGCCCGGTCCATAGCTTGCTGGCCAAGGTCGATCTGGATGCCAGCGGATGCGTCTGTTGAGGCTGTGCTGGTGCGTTGCTGTGCGGGCGGGAATGCCCGCATCATACGCTCAAACGGAACAGGGTCTCTGTCGGTTGAGAACTCTGTGCGGAGGGTTGTCAACTCGGGTTGATAGCCTCTCTTCCTCTTGTCGTCATTGGGCCATGAAACTGTACCGGCGACTCGCATGATGCGAGATGGGTTGATCACGGCTGGATCTGTGCCGAGGCTGGCCGCGATGCTGGCCTGCACGTTGCGCCATGCGTCGAGGTTGTAGCACGGTTCTTCTAGGCGCCAGTACGCGTGGCCTCGCACATATGGTGTCGTGCCGGTTTTGACGCTCATCGTAAACTGCGGGCCGGCTAATGCCATGACGTTGCGCATGGAGTTGTCGCTGTCGGCATCTGCAAAACAAAAGAGGGCTGCCATAATGTCTGTGTCTTTGGCGGCTTTGCCTGCTGCGATCTGCGCATGTGGGTTGATCGGGTTGATGCACATGTACACGTTTTGGTGGGCAGCGTTCATGGATTGCGCGTGTTGCACGGCACCCTGGATGTCGATGTGCTTAAATCTGGCGGCGCTGACCTGTCTGGTAGCTGAGATGCAGCGCAACTCTATCTGAGCTAGACCGAATTTATCCCATTCTTGAGTGATGTAGCGGATGAAACTTTCGATTTGTTCAGGCTGTGCTTGCAGTAACTTGTCTTGCATTGTATTGTCCCCGTAGGCTCTCTGGCCTGTTTGAGCTCTCCCTGACGTAATAACTTGCCCCCAGCGTGTCTGCGCTGGGGGCTTTTTCTTTAGAATTCCATGTCGTCATACATGGGGGGCGGAGGTGGTGGTGCCGGCTTCGGCGTAGGTGCCGGTTCCATAGCAATGCCACCTGCTGCGCCCTCTTTCATGCAATCGGGACGCGGCACCCATTTGATCACCTCAAGCACGGGGCTGATGGTAGATCCGCGTTTAAACTGCATGGCCTTGGTGTTGGCCAGGCGCACGAGGGGCAACATGCCCAGCGCCGGCTGCTGCTGCAGGCTCGGCGCCAGATCTGTCAAGGCTTGCCATGCGGCTGTGCCTGCCTGCTCCCAGGTTGCTGTTTCACCACCGCCGATCGCCACGTTGATGCTAAACCCCTTCTTCCAGTCTTCGCCGGGGGTTGGCAGCATCTGCGCTGGGCTTGGGTTCCACTTCCACTCGGGTGCCACGCCGGAGATTCCATCAGATTTCTGCCAGCCCGTCTTCATCTTTTCGATGTCGAAAATCATGCCTTTTGTGGCGTCATATGCGGCCTTGCCGTCGCTGCCGCGAATGTAAAAACACTTCGCGCCAATCGCTCCGTCCTGAGTTCCGCGTGCGGACCATTGCAAAAATGGACCGTTGGCGCCGTTGCCGCCTGTGTCTAGTGCAAACATGAGTAGTGCCTTTCTTGTCGGGCGCATGTGCGCCGAGGAATGCCTGCTGCCGGCAGGCTCGGATCACGGCATTAAATGCCGTAGAATTCGTTGCGGAGTTCTTCGTTGCCGGACCAGTAAAAGGACGACGGGTTGACCGGCACGATCGCCTTGGCTTCGTCTTTGTCGAGGCGGGCTAGGAATGCCTCCATGCGGAAAATCTGGGCCTTTGCCTTAATCAGCAGTTCGGTCGGATCGCCGTCCTCTAACAGTGAGGTTTTCTTCTCGCTGACGTACAGGAACTTGACAGCCATGTTGCCGTTGGCTTTGGCGTAGATGGCACGTTGCAGCTGATGTTCCGGCGACATCTGCGACGGGATGCGGCCAGTGGTTTTGAGATCGATGACGAGGCCGTGATCTGGGTAGACCAGATCCAGGTAGCCAATCACCGGAATGGTCCAGCCATCGCCCTTGGCGGTGATCTCAACCTTGTTCTGATGGTGGTCACCTTCCTCGACATCTGGGAAGTACGGCTTGCCGTACTTTTCCAGCTCAGCGACTGCCAGTTCTGTCATGGGTTTGATCCGATCGCGCTCACGAGTGGTGGCCTCATCGCCGATGCGATACTTGCCGTCAAACTTTTCGACAGCCTGATCGATTGCCTGCGTGATGGGGTTGCCCAGCAGAGTGGCAGCCACTGCGTCTTCGGTGCAGATGCCACGCCATGCGGCTGGTCCCATTGGTGTGCGCTTGCCGTGCAGATACTGCATCACCCAAACATCTGGCGCATTGGCCCACAGGTTTATACTGGATGCGGACAAGTGGTCGATATTGTGTCTCGTGAAGCCGTCAGAGTGCGTCATGTGCCATTCTTTCTCTTGCTAGGTAACAGAAATCGTCGAAATTTACGTCAGCCGTCACGTCCTCCAGCATCAGCACGCAGCGGATGGGCTGGCGATCGTATTTGTAAATCAAAACGGGAAGCTTGGCCGCGCGGTTGGCTGCAGCGCAGGCTTGCTGCCACCAGGTGATTGACCCACCGATCGGGCCGGAGCTGTACCGCTTGAGTTCCAGCAGGTACGGCCATGCCGGATCGTCGGTGATCAGGTCACCGTATTCGGCCTGCTGATACTGCCGCAAATCCCGTGCAAACTTGATGCCCAGCTCTTGATACAGCAGCTGGGAAACCTCACGTTCAAAGTTGGCCCCTTTGCTTCTGCTGTCAACCATTTTGCATGGCCTTGCTGACGTATTCGGTTAATTTAACCAAGGTCGTTTCTCTGGCCTCCTGCCGGCCAGAAAGCAAACGCCACAGCGTTGTGTGCGCTATGCCTGATTGCCTGGCAACTTCAGGCAATGGCCGATCGGCGAGCATCAATCTGATTTCCTTGATTGTGTAGACCATTGCAGCCACCCCGTTGCGGTTTCGCAAGACTATGCAGAAACCGGCGGGCAAAGGCAAGTTAAAAAAAATTCGCATTCGCAATTTTAACCTGTTGACAGGTGTTGCGGCATGTCCTATGTCTATTGCGTAGGCGCAATGAGGAGAGAATGAGATGAAGCAGATGGATTTGTTTGACCAGCCCAGCGCAAAGGGCATGGCGGGTGAGCGGCAATCGGACATCGAAGACTTGATTGCCTGGGAGGAAAGCTTGGCGGCGGCTGTGTTTGCCAGGGACGAGAAGAAAGCCGATGCCTGGGTTGCCAAGGCCAAGTCAGGCGCAGTGATGCGGATTTGCTAAGGAGAGATGGGATGAAAATGATGGGATTTCCTTTGATTGAGGTTTCTAAGATCCACTACGCCAACGGCTACGACAATGACGCCAAGGCGCAGGAAGCTTTTAATCGTGTGAGCAACGAGTTGGGCGCGGCAGCCTGGGCAGACGCTTTCAGCGCTCCGAGCTTTGATGACTATGCCGAAGCGATCGATGCGATCGATGACGAACCCTTTGTCAGCTATGACGCAGAATGGGATTTTAACAACGTGGCAAGCCGCCACCACTATTAAGGAGACAAAGAAATGAACATCTATCGGAACGTCAACTGGAAGAGCCGGGACTACGACTGCACCAACGTGGTGTATCAGGCAATCAGCGGCGACGAACAGCCGTGCAGATTTAGCGGCTTGCCTGCCCCAGAAAATGAGTGGGTCAAGGCAAGCGATATCCCGGCTGACATGCAGCCTATCGGCGGCTTCGGTTGCCACGAGTTTTACGGATACATGTGAGGAGACGATCGATGAAATACGAAGAACAGATCTTGCACCAGGCAGGCAATGCCAAGGGCGTCGAATACAAGCGGGCTGAGTTCGGTAGCTTTGAGGAGTTGGAACATTTCTTCCTGCAGAACCTGTGGGGCAAGAAGGGCATCAAGTCCAAGGTGATCGGAAAGGTGTTGATCTGGAGCGACAGTTGACAGACTGCCGACCTAGTGTATAGTTATTGCGCGAACGACATATTAGAAACAAGGAGACGACCAAATGCGCGAAGCCATCATCAGCGACACCACCCGCAGCGTCAGCATTGAGAAAGATATTGTCGAGTTCGACGGCATCGACCGTGAGATCTGGTCTATTGTCATCGACTGCCCGGTCAACGGGATCAGCGTGTGCGGCGAGTATTACTGCTCTCGCGAAGAGGCCACCGCTGCGATGCGCGAAATCTTCTTCGCCTAATCCAACTAGCAAACAAGGAGACAACAATATGAAAATTACCGAATTAAAGATTTGCCCGAAGGCCCCCTGGGAAGTGGTCGGGCGTAACAACCCACTGGTTTGCACTGTCAAACTGTCCAGCACGGACGTTGTGGTGCAGACTGTGCTGCATGATGACCAGATCGAACAGATCCTGATGCTTGTGCAAGGCATAGTAGCAGAGGCAGCGCAGCGCAATGTTGCGGCGTTTGTCTCGCAGG